CTCCGAAAAGTACGCGCTGCGGTCCCCCAGAGTCAACCGAGCATGCTCGATCAGACCCTTCGACGTACGATGAGCCAGGATCGGCTCGAACGGGTCAATGCCGGCCTGTGCGGCCAGCCGGAGTGCAGCCTTGTCAACGAAGTACATGCGAATTCCTCTCAGGTTGATGGATTACTTCATGTTCCCCAATGATCGTGTTGTGGTTGCGGAATGGTGCAAGCGCACCCCAAGGGCCACACAAGGGTGGCCTATGGGCTACGTTCGTGGCGGGCGGACCTCCGCGATTGTGTCTTGGAAGTCCGGGATGGTCAGACCCTCGGGCAGTTCCTCTCCGTCCGCTTCCAGCCTGTCGGCCAGTTCACGGATTTTGACACGGATGAACGGCAGCGGGACCGGGTGCGGCACACGCTGGTTCGTCACGTACTTCAGGAACTCCCGAAGGTAGTTTGCGATGAAGACCTTCTCTTCACGGGTGAAAGAGGACATGGTGCCCCCTAGTCATGTGCGGAGAAGACGAAGAGGGCGATGTCGTGCGCAACCGTTCCCGGTTGAGCAAACAGCCCGGCGATTGCGAAGAAGCTGACAAGCCACACTGCAGCCATGGCCAGCATCGTCGCACGGTACACAAGGCGCATGACTGCTCCTGTGGTTGAGAATGGTGCCCGGTCTTTCCCTGCCGGGCTTAGGCGTCTTTAACGTGCCCCGATAGCTAGCCTCGGATACACGAGTGCATAGAACACACTCCAAGGGCCACAGATGTGGCCTATGGGCTGTGCTCAGTCGTTCAGGATGGCCAGCAGAATCACAATGCCGATGATGGCAAGGGAGATACCGAATCCAACTTCCGAACCCATGGGTTCCTCCTAGTGCAAACACACTCCAAGGACCACCCGCGAGGGTGGCCTATGGGCTGTGCTAGCTTACTGCAAGACCTTGGCCGGCGCGGAGGCGGTCTTCGCCGGGATGGCATGCTGCGCCGCGAGGGACACAGCAGCTTCCGGGTTCGATCCAGCCTCCAGGAGCGGCTTTTCGGCATCGGTCAGCTTCTCGCCGGCCGCGGCCTTCTGCTCGGCACCGTGAACGGCACCGATGGCAGCGAGGCTCTTCAGCGTGGGCAGAAGCTCCGCGTGGCTCATGGTCTTTTGCTTCTCCGCACGAGCAATCAGCGAGCGAATCGCTTCTTGCAGGTCGAAGATTTGCGTGGGCTTCTTCTCGGGCATGTGCTCCCACCACCCATCGGCGTAGGCCGCTTCGACGTTCGTCTTCTTCTTCTTGTCGAAGATGAAGGGCTTGGTCTTGCGGTCTTCGTCGGTGTTCGCGGCGAGAGCGCCATGGGCCAGCAGCCACTGCGCAAAGCCAGCCGACTTCATGCCCTTGGGCATGGAGAGGTAGGCCGCATTGACTTGCATGATGTCGCCATGCTTGGCAAGGTGCCAGAGGGCAGACACGCCGATCTTGTGCATCGTGTTGATGTACTTGAAAGCGTTCTTCTCGTTGGCGTCGATCAGCCGCTTGAGAGCGGCCTTGTCTTCGACAACGTAGCCCGAGGGCATCTTCTCCGCATTCGCGGCTTCATCCTTCTTTGCCATGTTGCAATCTCCAGAGGTAAACCTGCGAAAGTGCAGGCTAGAAACATCCTTCAACAGATGGCTCTAGCCTGAACTTTGTTAGGACAGACCGTATGGGCACACTCCTCATGTGCCACCCATGACTACTGCATACTTCTGCAGCGTCGAAAGAAGCTCCCGCCGTTTCTCCCGCCCACATCCCGAAGGGTAGTAAGTCAAGAGTGCCGGGTCTTCCCTGATGGGCCGATCCCCTTCCCCTATCTCTAGGACCATGGTGTAAAGGCTCACACCTTACGCATAGTCCCTCGAATCGAGGTGTGCATAGCCAGTTCAGCGGCTAAGACTTTGATAGATTGTTAATGAGCGTTTGCGGCTTCGACCATCCAGCGGCGCGCATCCGGAACACTGAGGAACCATCCGCGCTTTGCCATCCAGTCACGCTAGCGGCCCTGTGGGCCTCTCTAGCTTGCCTGCTACCGTTGCCGGTAGCGTGGAGCGTACTGTATCAGCTACGCTTGCCCTTGTCAACTGCTGATCTGAACTCTGCACACGTAGCAACCGAGGGCATAAGGCCTTAGCAGGGCCTCTCAAGCCCGCTTGCTAGGCGGGTATGCGGGTTGACGGTATAGGGTGCCTCCTGCGGCTTCGCAAGATACGGCAAAGGGGCATAGCGTGTGTGCCGGGAATCGGGTGCTAGTGCCTGAGGGAGTAGCCTAGGACTACTTTCGAGAGACATAGCTCCGCCATCCGAAGACAGTGACAGCCTTTGGTTAGCCCGTGGCGCGGTTGTTAGCGAAGGAGCGGCGAGGGCCACACCCTGCCACATGCGCAGAGTTCAGATCAGCAGGTTGTTAAAGAGCGGTCTAGCTAGGCTCCACTGTAGCACCCTTGCGGGCACCCTGTCAAGCCCCTTAGCAGCAACCCCGGAGGGTCTAGCCTTCGCCTACTTGTGTGGAGCGACCCGGCATCATCCGGCTATCCGCATCTCCAGCAGGCTCTAGCGTCTCGCTACTGTGCCTGACCCCTTGGGGCCTGTCATCGGTGCTTACCCTGAGGGGCTTGCATCAACGAACAGCCCGGAGTCTGACAGGCTTCCGAGGGTCTGTGACCTAGGGGAAACCCTACTGTTGCTTTCTTACCACGCTACCAGGTAGCAGCCCTGGGAGGCCATCCGGGAGGCCTTCGGCGGGCCTTCGGGTCAGGAGGGCGGGAGGGCTGTCTCCTCTTCACCTCTCGACGGAAGGGAGGGGCGGGCCTCTCTCCTCGTGGGCAGGGCGGGAGGCCGGCGGGAGGGCAGGGCGGAGGCCTTCGGGTCTGGTCCTGGGGTAGCCTACCTGCGGCGCATAGATGCAGCCCGGTAAGCCCCGGTCCTTGGGGTGTGCTATGGGTACCGAAAAGAAAGCTATCAGGGCCAGCCAGTCGATAGGCAGGCTATCAAGCCCGGAAGGCCGATAGGCAAGACAGATGCCGCCCCGCGCCCGCGCCCCCTGCGTTCGCGTGCGTGCCCGCTTGCGTGTGCCTGCCTGTGCGCCCCTGTGGGCGTGCGCGCGGCCCGCGTGTGCCCTGCCCCTGCCCGTGCGCGACGTGCGCCCCTGCGCCCGCGTAGGCCCCTGCGTGGGCATGCGTGCGTGCTCGCCCCTGCGCCCGCCCGAGCGCCCGCGTGCAGGCGTGCCCGAGCCCGAGCGTGCAGGCGCGCGTGCAGCCGCCCGCGAGGGTGCCCACGGGGGAAACGCGCGCGAGAGAGTCGGAGGGCCCTCCTCGCAAATGGCTAGCAATTTTAGGTCGCTGCCCTTTGCTTCGTAGCCACGTTGATGGCTAGGTAGGAACCCACGATGCTGCCGATGACGGTAGCGGCTGGCCCATCCAGCTTGCCGAACCATGCGAGAAGGGTAGCTGCCGCAACCCCGGCAAGGGTCGCGGTTAGCTTTCGATAGCCCATCATCGCCAGATGGCGTACGTGCCGGTTGACGCAGCCTTGATCTTGCGGGCTTGGAAGTCGAGCTTCTGGCCAGCCGTCATGGCATAGGTCACGGAGATACCGTTGGAGTCTTCGATCACGCAGTTACCTGCGGTCAGGCAGACCACGGCCATCACATCTTCGAGAACGGTCGAGTCGCTAGCGGTCACGGTCTTGTGGCTGTGGCCGGGTCGGGTGTTCTTGTGGACTACTGCGCCCATCATTTACCTTTCTGCCAAGCACGAAGGCTGGCTTTGTCTACGTTGCAGAGGCGGAGTGCCTCCTTCAAGTCTCGGACGCCACGGGCCAGTCCACCATTCGTCTTGGTGCTGACGACCGGGGTAGGGCAATCCTCCAGTAGCTCCACAGGAGGGGAGCCAAGGGGCGAAGTTGCGCAGCCGGCGAGGGCCAGCACGACCAGAAAGCTACTTGTCCAGCGCATCTTGCACCTCCTTGGGTACGGGTTGATCGGCCCACGGGCGGTTGGCGTCCAATACGGCGTCGAGCCGCTGGCGCAGCAGGGCCATTTCTCGGGCCGTGGCGGCCTTTTCCTGGGCGGCCTGCACCGACGCCCTGTCCGAGCGGATTGCGTCGCTCTGAGCGCGTTTTAATGCGTCGGCTGTTACAGCTAGTTGCCCCTGCTGGTGGTAGCTCAGGGAGCCGAGTGCAGCAACGAGGGCGATGAGGATGGCGAGCGCACCCATCACGAGACGATTCATAGCTTCTTCCTCCAATATAGGGAGTTGGGCAAGGCCCATCGGTACTGCGGTGCGTATAGCCGGTAGCCGCAGGCCATCAGGGAGTTGGCCGAAGCAAGGTTCTCGGCGGTACAGTCCGTGATGACGTAGGCAGCGCCCATCTTCTTGGCGAACTGCTCACGGCAACGGATCATGCGCTTCTGCAGACCTTGGCCTCGGGCGGAAGGGACCACGCCTGCTCGGCTTAGGTACCAGTGGCCCTCGGTATCTGTCTGCTTGATGGCGCAGAAGGCGGTGAGGTCGGTGGTTATCCACCAGACCCCGCCCTCTTCGATGGACAAAGGCTCGTCCGAGGGCAGGCAAAGCCGCTGCAGCGCGTCGATTGCCGCACGATCAGTGGATTGCCGCAGGCTCATGGACAGTCAGCCTCGAACTTGGTGCGCTCCTGCTCTCGCCGTGCCGTAAGGCCGGGAAGCACGACGCCTTTCGCCCTGTTCCAGCGAGGGAACTCGGCGGCAGCGCCATGACAATCGCCAGCGTTCAGCTTGTGGACGAGAGTCGAGGAGGCAAGGTTGGCAACGCCTACGTTGAACGTGAAGTCCACGAGGGCGTCATATTGATCTTGGGTGATGGGCACCTTGACGTACTTCTTCACCCCGGCTTCCGCGAAGGATGCGTCAGAGCGGAGAAGGTCATCGCATTGCTCATCGGTCTTGGCCTGCCCGAGCTTGACCTCAGGGCCAGTATGCCCGTTGCAAACTGTTACAATTCCAACGGGATCGAGGTACGCCTTGTTGACCCTGCCCTCGTTGGTCGAGATAGCCGCGAGGCCACCAGCGGACAGGACGAGGGCGAGGGCCAGCTTGCGAACCGTGGGGTTCTCAAGGATGGCCCGCATGGTCACACCATCAGAGCGAGCATGCTGCCGGCCCACGCGCCGATGGCCGTAGCCGCAGCGTCGTCAGCGTCCTCAGTGTGCTTGTCCGGGTGCCGCTTGTCGTAGCATTCCTTGAGGATGCCAACGGAAGCGGACAGACCGTAGCCGAGGATGGCAGCGGCTGCGCGGTCGAGGCCGTACTTGCGGCCAGCCCATGCGAAGCCAGCCGCCAGAAGGAGGCCGACCCCGAAGTGGAGGAGCTTGTCCTTCTGCATGATTACGGCAGGTTGTTGGTGACGGTCTGAGCCGTGAACGTGGCGAGCAGGTTGCCCGACAGGTCACGAAGCGCATTCGTACCGGGTTGCGTGTAGGCCACGGTCACAGCGCCGGGCACGAAGGCAGCGGACACGGTGAGGGTCACGATCTTGCCCTGCACGGAGACAGCCGAGACGGTCTTGGCCGGCGAGGTGGTGAAGGCCGAACCAGCCGGGACCACGGTCGGGTCCATGTCCTCGGACATCGTGATGGCCAGCTTGGTGCCTTGACCGGAGGCGATCAGCGCGGATGCGAAAGTCGGGAGCACCGAGTCCACGTAGGACGAGAGCTTCGACGCGCAGTCCGAGAAGAAGGCTTGCAGGGTCTTGGCCGTGTTGATCTTGCCACCAGGGGTACGACCAGCGGTGATTTCGACCGTGCTGATGGCTTGCGCAGCCATGGCGCGGAGTTGCAGACCGCGAGCGATCAGGCCGGGAGACAGAAGAGTTTCGACGCGCATTGGCGTTCCTTTCGAGCGAGAGGCCCGGCGTACCGGGCATGGCGTTCAGCGGCGACGGTGCCGCAGTGTTGACCCGTAGCGGGTCGGTGGTTTGTAGTTGGCGTACCCGATAGGGTTGTCCGCGAACTTCTTGAACTCAGCAGCAGCCAGCCGTTCGACCTCCTTGCGTTGGTCCTTGGCGATGGCTTCTTGGAAGTGGCGAGCAAGACCTTCGAGAGCATCAACGCGGTCATCGTGGATGAGGGCGTCGCGCACTGCGCTGATCTTGGCCATCTGATAGAAGAGGCTGTATGACTGGCGATTGGCCGGGGCGTACCCGGAGCAACACTCAGCATCCTCGTCAACCACTCGGGGATCGACTACCAGCGCGCCACGGCCCATGATGGGCGACAGCGTGTTGATGATGCGAACCTCCTTCTGGCCGGTCACGAGGTCATCATCAAGTTGGCAGTTGATGAACTCGCGGAGGATAGGTTGCCACGCTACCTTGAAGGCACCATAGCCCATGTTCTTTTCGATGGTGATGCCGTGCAAAGGGAAACGTGCCATGCGTCGAGCAAGCTCGCGCAGCTTGTGCTCCTCATAGCCGCCGGGGATGCCGCCTGCGGAGAGCAGGTAGATGTTCCCGTTGAGGAACCCGCCGATGGCGTAGGCCGTCTCGTCACCGTTGGCACCGCCAGGGGCGGGATCGATGTATGCCCACAGTGCCTGCAGCGGCGCAGTCTCGCGTGAGACTTCGTGCGGAGCGGTCAGCTTGAAGGCGTGGTCGGCCACGGTGTACTCGCGGGCGTGCATGGATTCCATGCCGCGCACCACGACGAGCGGGAAGCGGTCGCCTGCGGGCTGCAGGACAGTCAGTAGCTCAGGCTTCAGCGGGTAGCGCAGTGCATCGGACAGCTTCGTGTTCAGCATGTGCTGAAGTTGGAAGTAGGCCGCGCCTTGGTCGCGCTCCTTCTTTTGCAGAGCCTCCTCGTCCAGAAGCATCGGGTCGATCGGTTGCCCTTGGTCGCCCAAGAGCCCGCCGCCCATAGCCAGTTCGGGGTGTGCCGCAAGCCGACGCACGAGCAGAGGAGCCAGCTTGTCGCCGTAGTGCTCGCGCTGCTCAGGGGTCGGGTAACGTCCCGGCCAAATGCGGATGGAGACACCGCGAGCCGGAAGCGAGTTGTAGATCGACTCCATCGTCTGCGGGGTACCGAGCCACAGGATGCGGCCAGTCGTGCAGATCGAGGTGAAGTCTTTGGTCAGGTGGAGCAGCTTCGCACGCTGCGTAGGTGTGGCGCTATTCTTGCTGGACTCAATGTCATCAGGGATGAGTAGGTCAGCGCGCTTGCCCTGCAGGTTCGAGTCGATGCCGATACAGGCAACAGAAGGAGACTTGTCGAGCCCCTTGAGGCTGTGGTGGATGTCGAACGCCTCGGTGGAAGTGCGGTCGCCAGCGAGCTTGTCGGGGCGCATGCACTCAAGCACGTCCATAGTCATGATGATGCGGACGATCAGGGTCGAGATTTCGAGAGCCTGGGTACCGCCTGCACTGATGATGAGGACGCGATGGGCCGGGGAGTGGATCAAGCACCAGACCGCATACGCAGCCGCGATGGTTGTCTTGGCCTGCGAGCGTTGGGCCTGCACCATTAGGTACTGTGGCCCGTGCTCAAGGTAGCCGGCAATGTCCTTCTGAATCTCTGAGGTCGAGAAGCCTAGCTCCTCCATCACATCCTCTAGGAATGGGACGAAGGTATCGTAGTGCTTCTGGACTAGCTCAAGCTGCGCCCACCGACCTTGTGCTAGGTCGGAGGTTTCGCGTGCCTTCATGTGAGCATGTCACCGATCATGCCTTGGAATTCCCCGGCTGCATCTTGCAGACCGGCGAGCGAGGCCTTGCGGTCCTTGCGCTTCTGAGCCAGCTTGTCCCGAAGGGCAGCAAGCTCGGCATTGTCCGAAGCATCGGCGGTGATGTTGTTGTTCTTGAGGAACGTGACGATGACCGCCATTTCGGCGGCGCTCGGGTTGAGCTTTATCCCGTCCGCGTCTTCCCGCCCGTCGAGGACGGACGAGAGGACGGTGGCCAGCTTGGAGTGGAGGTCGCCAAGGGCCTTGTCACTTGCTGCCATTGAACTTCTCCTTGATCCAACGACCGAACGCGGTGAAGCGGTCGATCACAACCGGGAGTTTGTCGATGATGAGGAAGAGCGTGTAGAGGCCCGTCCCCATGAGTATCCACTCCTGCAGGGGGATGCCGAACAGGGTGAGGCCAGTTACTGCAACGGGCGGTGCCGCCTTGGCTGCCTCTGCAATGTGCTCGGCATACTTCACAGTTACTCCTGATGTTTCTAGTTATGTATCGTTGGTGCAGCTAAGGTTCACGGTGCCAGTTGCCACCGTCGCCCCACCGCTTGATGTCGCGAAGTCGAAGCGGAGCTGAACGGTGGCCGCGCCGAGCGCACTCACCTGCTTCGTCCATGTCCGCGTAGCGTTAAGCTGTTGCCAGCCAGCCGCGCCGGTGGTCAGCGTGCCGGACAGAACCGTGACGTTTACCCACCACCCACTGCCGATACCAGCCGAGGGCGCACTGCCGTACCACTTCGTTCCAACAGAGTCACCGTGATCGATGCCGCCACTAGTGGAGGTCGAAATGGTACCGTCGCTGTTGAGGTTGAGCGTGACCGTGATGGTCGATGAGACAGTGTGGCCAACACTTCGCGTGCCGGTTGGCGGCGTGATGTTCGACTTGCCGTGGAAGTCGTTGAGGCTGATGACGCCGCTGGCCTTGCCGGCCAGCCCGCGCAGACGACTGTCGTTCAGGTTGACGGAGGAGAGCCCGATAGCAAGCTCTCCTGCAACCTGACTCAGCGAGATTGCCCCGCTGGCAGGTAGTGTCATTGACGCGCCTCCATGAGTTGTGCGATCATGGCCTCAGCCTTGGCGAGTCGCGCTTCCAGTGCGGTTGCGTACTTCGCCAGTTCAACGACAGACACCATTGCAGCGTTGCCGTAGGCTACCCGGAGGTCGCCATCATCGCCCTCGGTCACAGCTTCAGGCAGAACCTTCCGCAGCGACTGCGCGCCGATACCGACTTGAGTGATCGGGCTGTCCACTCGGTCGTAGATACCAGCCTTCTCGATGCCGGCCAGCTTCTCAACGAAGCCGTCCTGCACCTTACGCCAGTTCGTCTTGCGACGCTCGTCGGAGTACGCGGTGATGTTACCGGTGGCGAAGAAGTTGCCGTTACCGTCGAAGGTGAACATCTCACCGGACCACGAGTTAGACCCCGTGTCGTATCCCCACAGCGCCAGCACGTAGCCCTGTCGGAAGACGGAGCCGTTACCTTCGCGGTGAGTCCACAGCCACGAGCCATCGTAGGACACGCTGGCCGTACCACGGGTGCCGTGACGCATCACGGTGTACGCGGTGGAACCGGTCTGGGAAGCCGGGCACGAGAAGATCGACTGCGTGTTGACGTTCGTGTTGCCAGCCACACCCCGGAGGATGAGGTTGTTGTCGATCAGTTGAACCGGGCCGTACTTCTTGTGGCCTGAGCCGTCAGGCAGATGCTCGTACACGAGCACGCCTTGGGAGAACATACGGATGCCGCCGTACCCGGAGAGGGCAGCGGTCGGACCCCACGCGGTCGTGTCGGTGAAGGGCTTCCACGCGATGCCGTAGTTGTGAACGTCACAACCAGCGTACGTGAACTTGTCCGTCTTGGCGTTAGCCACAAGACCAGTCACGCCGACCTGAGCCGGCATGTAGATGCCGTCCTTGAAGTTGGCACTGACGCCAGCAGCTTGGTCCGCCGTGTAGCCCACGCAGAGCACGCCGCCAGTGGTGAGACGCGCCTTCTCGGTACCGCTCACCGTGAGCACCAGCGGAGACGTAGAGGGTACGTCAATGATGGCCTGTTCACCGCTAGCGTGCGTGGAGCTACGCTGCGTGATGGTCATGCTGCGGTCGTTGGAGGTGACTGCGACCTGACCGGCTGCACCAGCCTGCGAGTTGTTGAACCGAGCAGTGAGCGCACAGCTCGACTGAACGTCAAGGCGGCATGCCGGAGTGCGACCGACACCGAGCGAACCAGCGAGGAAGTTGTCCGCGCTGCCGCCCATGTAGAGGTTCCAGTTGCCAACGGCCAAGCTAAGGTTCCCATAGAAACCGTAGTTGTTCGCGGCGACACCACCGAGGCTCGACTCCGCGAGGAAGCCGTACTGGTTGGTGACGGTTGCCGACGCGCCCTTAGGGTTGGGGGCTGCACGGAAGTGAACCATCCCCGCGAGGGTGTACGACTGGTCAGCCGGCGTGATGTGGCTGGAGAAGCCGACAGCCTGGGTGGTCACATCGGACTGCACCTGAGCGGAGACAACGTGGCCGTACGCGGAGACTGCCCCGGTGATGCTGCCACTGAGGCGGCACATCTGCCCGGTGCCAACGCCGCCGACGAGGCCGATGAAGCCCGTGGCCTGCGCAACGGAGATAGGCGTGGTCTGGTAGTTGCCAGAGGCGTCGTAACGCTGAACCTGCCACGTACCATCGGACTCGTACTTCGTGCGCCAGCGGAGGATGCCGCTCGCCGGGTAGTCGATCATGTCCGTGCCGACGCCGCTGCTGAACGTACCCTTGCCGGTTACGCCAAGCGTGCCGCTGATCGTGGCGCTGCCAGTGATGGGGCCGCCGTTCTTGGAGTACGGGTTGCCGACAGAGGCAGCGAGGTCGCTTGCCGTCTGCGCAGCCGCAGCCGCTTGGGCAGCAGCCGTGGTGGCCTGCGAGGCCGCAGCAGTCGCCGCAGAGTTCGCAGCGTT